TTCTCGGACACTACAACTTTTAGAATATTTGTATTACAGCAGGACAATATTTATGTAAATAGCGTACAGGATACCATTGTTCTATATGGGTCTAATCCGCTGAGCAGGTGGTTCAATCAATCGCCTACACCGAATAGAATGACAATAGGCAGAGCAGCGGGTAGTGCTGCGGCATTTGGATTGATAACGGTAAAACGTGTATCTTATTTCAACTCCAAGTTGAGTAATGGGGATATCGTAAGAGTTGTTAATGGACTTAAAGCTTACTATAACATATAACTATGGCACTCAAGACACTTAATCACTTTGAAAAGGCATACATAGCCCAACAAAATTCTTTTTTTACCACATGTGAAATGGCCGCGCGTGCTCTGGCTCGTTATCTGTCAGAGCAAGTAACGCCTCCTGGTGATTATACTGGGTATTCTTGGGAGAATATCCAAGCATACTCAATTTCCATTTTGAAAAATGGAGTTGGCGATTCCAGGGAGTTCGCAAAGCAGTTTCTCCAGTATCATACCGGGGAGATAGAAACAAATACCTTCGGAGAGGGGAATACTATAAATGTTTCTTTGCTGGCTGAATCATGGGCAATAAATAATGTGTTCGATTCATTCATGCATAACGTTTTCAAGCTTAACGCTTAAAAATGCATGGCCGAAAAAGTCACATTTTCCTGGAGGAACTACACAAAGGCCACGCCGAGGAACTTGGAATATATCGCAGCATCCGCCCGTAGGATCATTGCTGTAATTGCTGGGACCACGATCATCATGGAATCTAGCAGGTGGGTTCCGTTCGGAATTTTATTGGCCGGCGCCGTGATGGATGAGCTTAAGAACTTCTTTGCGCACGTGGCTGAAGGAGATCAGGAAGTCGTGTCTATCTCATATCCAGAAAATGTAGCAGATAAGGTGAGCATTAAACAAGAAACAAAAAAAGAAGAATGAGAATCTTAATTTTCCTATTTCTATCTATCACCTCCTTCGGACAGGACTGGCGCGATATATATTTCGCTTCGATTGCAAGGACAGCATCTGTACAAGCGACTTCGCAAACGAACATGCAAGCGATGACGACTGCGTGTGCTTGTGATTTCACGATTCCAAGTTCGGCTTATTATGTTGATATTGATAAGAATACGAATGCTAATGCTTACGTGATCTCCCCTAAGCCCGGGCAGACAGTTTGTTTTGCCGACGGTCAGCGGGCAGATTTGGAGGTTCATAATATCGTTGGCACGGCAATAGCACCTATTTGGTTCAGGAGTTGCGGAGGGACGATCTTTAAGGCAGGATTTGATAAGCACATGCTCTTCTTTTCCGGAAGCGCTTTCTTCAAAGTATTTGGGGATAACGGGGATGGCTACGGACCCATCGAGATCACCGGAGGAAATGCCGGTTTATCGGTAGCCAAGTTAAGCACGGATGCGGATATAGAGTTCATAAACTTCCATGATATAGGTTATGTAGCTTTTGAGGCGAAGACTGACCCGACCTGCGATAATAGGACATGGCGTGGTGGATTCATCATGCGCAATATCATATTCAGAAACAACACAATTCGGAATTGCCTTGATGGAGAGGGTGTATATATCGGCGAAAGCCATTATAACAGCGTAGGCGCTATCCAGCCAAAGCCCTGCCCTGATGGCACATCGACTGCGAAGGAACATCAAGTAATAGGGGTTCTCGTAGCGAATAATATCATCAAAGGGACTGGGGCTGACGGTATACAGGTAGGCGCTACTACAGCAGATTGCGAAATCCATGATAATGATGTTTCGGATTATGGTAAAAAAAATGGATGGGCCCAGAATGCGGGCATTATCACCAATCCGGGCACCGTGGCTGATGTATACAACAACCGGGTTGATACAGGGACTGGATTCGGAATTCAAGATCAAGGGCCAGGCGGCGCAAAGATCCATGATAACTTGATTTTGAATCCTGGACAAGGTGGTATTTTATCGGCCATTTATCCAGTTGAAGGCATGATAAACCTGCCGGCTACCCAGATCTACAATAACACGATTGTGAACGCGAAAGGCTCCGCACTCGAGTACTACGCCCCGGTAACCTTCAAGAACAACATATTTCAGCTGGCCACCGGCGCTGTAGCGTACAAGAAAGGCGGAAGTGCGGGCGTGCTCACCGAGTCGGGCAATACGCAACTATCCGGGATTTCCGGCAAGTTGGACGCCATCTATGCGCCAGTGGCCGGGGCGGTTCCTGCGGGAGTAGGCTATAAGCCACTGCCCACGGTTGTAAAAGAGGCCGGATCTGTGGAACTTATTACGACAAACGGAATAGACGAGTGGTGGATAACCAGTCCATCCGGGAAACGAAAGAAAATTGAATGACAGCAGCCCTATTTGCCTTATGCACGCTTGCCGCATACGGAGTCTTCCGGGCAGCGTCGTCGCTGGGCAAAAGGCTGAAGAGAGCCCGCCGGCTCCAAGAAGAAGCAGAAAAACTTAATGAAGAATATGCCACCAGAAGAAATCGAAGACCAAGTAACTGATCAGGATACAGAAGAAACCGAGATCTATGATGAGCGTGTGTACAACATGACCATTAACATCTACGGAACATTCAACTCATTGATTATCAAGCAATACGGAAAGCCACACCAGCCGCCTCCACCGCCTGGAGGTTCATGAGCCGGCCGGTTAAGATATTTCTGCTGATCCTCGGGGCGTACTTTGTGGATGTCATATTTGACCTCATGCCAAGGGACGGGCAGCAACACAGCTTCTTCCCGTTATTCCATGGGTATGGGGACTGGGATGGGAAAATGACCACTCAAAATTATGTGTACGGATATTGCCAACACGTGTTTTTGATTATGATTTTCCACGCGGTTCACGTCCACACCGGTCGGAAATTCTGGGACTGGTTGATGTGGCTTGAAGTTGTAGACGTAATTGATTATGGACTACATTACAACAGCGAGCTGTTCAAAATTTTTGGGCATAGCATTGAATTCAATTATTTTAAATTTGTGGCTGTACTTTATTTTACTCACTTGGAATATGGAGCACGCACCTGACGGATGGTTTTATTACGCGGTTACACTGGCCTTCGGCGGGGCGCTGATCTTCATTATCCTGAAGTACACCGGGAAGATTGATGTTACCCTGGGCAAGATTCAGGAGGCTGTAAATGAGCTGAAGACAATGACAAGCCTACACGAGCAGCGACTTGATACCCATGATGATAACATCGAGGATCTTAAGAATCACGTTTTTAAGGTAAATTATAAGAAATGAGCAAAACTACCGATCCTATATATACATCAGAACGGATCTACCTTCCCGACCGAACGCTGTCAAGCCTATACGCATCAAATGGGGGTATCATCGCCAAGATTCTGGAGCCTGCCTGGCGGAATAATGCGCGGGGTATATCATGTATCAAGGAGGGAATCTATACGGTAACATGGTCGCCGGCGGTATTACGCGACGATCCGAACACGCCAGACGATGAAAGCGGAGGTCGTATATTTCGTCCATACGAGCATTTTATTGTCCATGACACACCGGGCCGGGCTGGTATCCTGATCCACTCAGGGAACGATATAGCCCACACGGAAGGTTGTTTATTGCCGGGGAGTAGGTTCGCGAACTTCGACACTGATAAGCCAACGGTTGCCGATAGCCGTATCAAGCTCGCATGGATGGTTGCCAACATGCCACGCAAATGGAAGCTACGGATCTTGTCCAAGAGCGGCATTCCCTATACATAAAAACAAGAGCCCCGAATCCATCTGACTCGGGGCCTTTTTTATTTTACAGTATCAGAAAATGCCAAATCCAGCGCCTCTACCGGATATGTCTTTACCGTGCCGAACCGAGGATCGCTTACCTTACCCATGAGGTATCCATTTGCATTGCAAATAGAACTCGCCTTCTTACCAAGCCTGGCGGCTCCAGGCGCATCTATCTTGATGCCCCTAAGTGACGAGTACCCGGCGATCGTGAAATAATCCGTGGGGCTTGTAATGGCCTTGGATTCAATCTGCTTTACCTTCTCCTCAACAGCATTTAAACGCTGCTCCTGGGCAACAAGCAGCTGCACGTTTTGGAGCAGGGCCTCGGCGGCGGACAAAGGCTTTGCAATCTCTGTCTTGCCAGTGCGCATAAGCTCCGCAATTTTCCGGTTGCACCATAGAGCAAACTTTGGGTTTAGCCTGCGGGCGAACTCTACCACAAGCTCCTGATGAATCCAAGAACCCCCTTTTTCGCCGTTTTTAACGCTTCGAATATCTTCCAAGCGTAGATTTGAGTCTACACACAAGGCAGTTTCAAACTCCTGCCATGTGATTGTCTTGAAAATGTCCCCAGGCCTTTTATTAAAAGCGTCTGCCATAAGAGTTGCGTTCGCCATCAGTACGCCGTTGATTTCATCAAACTGGATCTGATAGCCTTCATAATTAAAAACTTGTATTGACATAAGTTGTCATTAAAATAAAGAAGCCCGCATCAAATGCACGACCATTACTTCGTGCACCCAATACGGGCTTCAAGTTCTTTTTAGATCCTGTTGTAATGGACAGATCGTGGTATAAAGATATGAAAAGCCCTCGATCCGGATAAGAAAGAGGGCTTTTTTAATGTCTAGAATGGCCGGGCTTGATCCCGGCATGTTCCTTCGTAGGCCTGGAACCGCCCGCGCACGGCAAATTTAGCTAAAAAATCATGCCTGCCAATGTTTCCTCGAAAGGGAACGCGCCTTCCTAAATCGTCCGCCTATTCCACTTAGCGATCACCTCCATTCTGGCCGCCTCGGCAGTATCTATCTTCCCCAGGCAAGTGAATACCTCGGCGCCACATTTGAATGTGTCATTACAAAATACTTTATAGACCACGTTTTGTGTATTCTCATTCTCCCACCCTGCGGACATGATGTTTTTGTTGCCGCAGAATGGACAAGGCAATAGCTCATTTGAGTGATACCCGGCATTGATTATATCCTTGTCGGTCGCAATAAAGTTTTCTTCTTTTATCTGTTTCATCTCTTTGCTGCTTTAATCCCCAGCCATATCCCCAGGACGAACACGCCGGCGAACATGACCCAGAACCACCATGGCGGCCCAGTCTTTGCAGTGATCGTTTTAGTCACCGTCACGGGCACGGTTATCTTGATCGTGTCAGGGAGGCACTCTCCGCTTACGTAAACGCTATCGTGGCGCACGAGTACCTTAACCCGTAGTCTTTCCTTATCCAAGAAGATCGTGTCGCCTGGGGCGTTTACGACGACCGTATCGGTCTGAACTCGGGGCACCGGTACTTCCCGTTCGGTGAACACGGTATCGACGTGCCACACGGCTCCCATGGCCTCGGCTTTCTTTATCAGGCGTTCAGCCCGGCGGAGCTTGTAGGCGCTGCCGCACGATGCGAGCATCAGCGCGATCACTATGATGGTGGCGCGGGTTATCTGCATAACAAAAACCTTAACGCCATTGCGCCGGTTTGAACAGCCTCTTTCTGCATCTCAACTATGCTACCGTTTTCATATTGCGCCATGAGCGCAGCACGAACAAGCTCGCCAGACTCTTCGGCCACAACAGCCGCACCATGTATTATATCGTCGGCGCCGCACCATTTCGGATGTTTTTCAGTTGCTCTCTGGAATTCATGTGCAATCTGTATAAGCCTGTGTTGCACATCTTCAGGTAGTTTATCAAACTCTTCTTTTGCGTTTATCATTTTCCAATCAATTTAAGTTCTTCTTTTCCTTCCTTGAATCAATTTTATCGCCGACCACGCGACGACTACAGCTCCGTATACCCAGAACCAGATAGGCACATCTTTGTAGAATGCCAGGTTTATAAAGCATGCGGACGTTATCGACAGAGAGAAAACGTACGGCCAGAATGCGCTGCGTCGTGCCTTAGTCTCCTTCTTGATCATCCACCCGTCAAGCATGTCCATGGTATTATTTATATTCCTTAAGAATCTCTAATATTCGAGAGCTAATGCTAGACCCAAGTTTTACCTTAAGCTTATCCTCGTTCTCGTGACAATAATCTAGCACCGGGTCCCAGACAAACAGTTCCTCCTCCTTCCATTGCTCCAGCTCCTTGATTCTCGCGTTCGCGGCCGCGAGTTGTTTCACCAGCTCATCATTATGTTTCTGGCACTCTTCGTTGATTTGCTGTGCTGGGATATCTGTACCGGCGAGCTGCTCATCACGAAACATTGCGAGCATGTTAACCATCTGCCCGAAGTCTGCGCCTGGTATTATAGTGCTGTCGATTGATACTGGATTTATCCCCCAATACTTTTCGACGAATAGTTCACATTCGCAACGTGGTTTACCTTCGGATAAGTGAGCAATAGCGCGATCTTTCCAGTCCTTGACAATATCCGCCGCTTCCGCAGGCTTCATCTTGTCGATATGAAATCCTTGTCCATGGACTTTTATCGATGGACCATCAGTTTTCGCAGGCTTCAGGCGAGCGATTCTATATAACCCACAACTAGGGGTGTTCTCGCAGTTATACCCGTCATGCTTGCACCCAAATCTGCAATCTTGGATTACTTCGATCTCTCCTTCGATCTCGATGAAACTGTCGGGCTTTGGATCTCCATGTCGTGGCCACTTTGCATCCATCCATATCTCATCAACATGCGCATCAGGCGTATAGTCTACGAGATGTAGGAGCATTCTCTTTATCGCGTACTCATCATCGAAATGAATCGCCTCCTTCTTTGCTTCGGCGAGGGCTTTATAGTAGGCATCGTTCCCGCCTTCGATAGCCCATCCGGACGGCTCACCGTCAACACCCTGGGATTCCATCCATCCGAATTTTGTCTTCTCCGGCCAACCGCCAGGACGGTACATCGGCACGCCTTCCGGGGAGATCCATATCGTTGTTTTCTTCATAGGTTTATTTCTTGTGTGGTTTAAATGGAAACTTTGATGATCTGAAGTATACATGTGTTTTAAATGCATGCTTTCTCCCAGTAGCAAGCCATGTACGCGTCTCACTTTTTGTCATGCTATCAGATATAGCTTCGGTAATTCCGTTAAGCCTATTTCTTGCAGTTATGCAGTATCTTTGCTCTATCTCGTCGCTCATCCCTTCACCTCGTTTTCGTTCTTCAGCGCTCTAATTGCAGCTTCTTTTAACCCCTCCAAGTGGCGAATAGCTGCTATCCATGTCTGAACCTGGCCGCTCTGCATCGACTCCAGCATATGGTCAATGGCCTCAAACTTCCCCTGAATCCTGCCCTGCTCGAAGCCACGTTCGTATTCTGGCGTAGTAAGGATTGCGGTTTGCAACGGCTTCTTCGCTACAATGTCTTTCAGCTTATCTCTCGTTTCGTCGGTCATGGATTCCGTTTAAAGTTTGTTATTCCGCGCTTCGAAAGCTCCTGTTTGATCTCAGCAATTTCATTCAGATATTTTGAACGCTTATCACCAAGCTCATCGCATATACGTTCTTTCGTCGCCAGTTTGTCAAGCAACACCTCAACCGTGTCATGGAAAAACTTTGGTGTTTTCATACGATTTTAACTTTTACGAACTTCTTCCCCGCGACCTCCACGACCTCGGCGTCGTACATCTTGAATCTACCACGCAGGTGCTTCAGGTTATGCCACCGGTAGATGGTATCCCTCGCTACCCCGATCTTATTCGCGAACTCGGCGAACGTGTATTGCTTTCCTTTCTTCATATCTTATCATTTTCGTATACCGCGAGTCCATCATCTTTCAGACCGAATATGTCAAATCCTTTTCTTAGCAGATATAGCATAGTATCTGCACTGAACATATACCTTTGCTTGAAGTATTCTATATAAGCTATACGCGGCTCTTCATCATCACACCAACCTATTTCCTTGGCCTCCTCATCGCTCATCGACTCCGGCGGGCGTAGGATTAGCTTTACTTCTCCTAAAGTAAAAGCGAATACATTATCCCCACGGTCACAAATAACCTGGTTATATTCTCTTGGATCAAGATCAGATTTAAAATACAGGAATTTACATTCACCATATGGAGTGCTGATTTTACAGCCAGTGTATAGGTGCAGATAATCGCGTATGTCTTTCATGTCGTAAATATAAGACAAAGTTGTTAAGATGCAAATTAGTTCGAATATATTCCCCAGATCTCGATCACGGCTTTCATAGGACTGGCATTCCATGGGCAGATATATTGATGTGTCTCCGCATGAATAACCCGGTTGATCTGCCGCATATTAAGAATTGGAACTGGATCGTTTAACAGGTCGTTAATAGTTATTTCCGATTCTGAATACGGGGGAAGCGCTTTGTCTCCGGTTGCGATGAACTGCATCCTCTTCGTCTCTCCCATCATGCGGGCCACTAGCGCGATAAATTCGGTTTCGTTTTTCATAGTGTTATTGCTTCGATTGCCTTGAAGATTTGGAACGCAACTTGCGGGACGATGGCGTTTCCTGCGGCGTGAATGGAAGATCGCACCAGTCCGGAGGGTATCCCATCATTTCCAATACGTATCGGTGACTGAGTAGGGAATCGTGCCCATGTGCCAATTTCACAGATTTCGTTATTGACTCCTGATTCATGCCTTGGCTCGCCTTGAATCCGTCGTATGCTTGAGGCGTTGGCAATAGTCCTTTCTTGGCTAATTCGTTGAGGCTCGGGCCAAATCCATTTCCGTTCTTTTTCATCGACTTTGCCTTTATTCTGCGATTGTTCAGTTTCTCCATATCCACGTCTCCGGGCATCATTGCTGTTGGAGTAGGCAATAAACCAACATCTATTACGACGGTGTGGAGCACCGACACCAGCAGCCGGAAGTATAACCGGTGTGACTTGGTAGCCTTGATTTTCCAAGTCACTGCACACCATTTCGAAGACCAGCCCTTTTGACCAATTAATGATGCCGAAAACATTTTCGCCCACGACCCAGCCCGGTTGAATTTCTCGAACGACTCTAAGCATTTCCGGCCAGAGATGCCGGGGGTCATCAGTTCCGAGTCGTTTTCCGGCCGTGCTGAATGGCTGACAAGGGAATCCTCCGGTAATAATGTCAACTGCGCCCCTATATTTCGTACCGTCGAATTCTTTAATGTCTCCATATCGTTTGGTTTGCGGGAAATTCTTTGCTAAAACCTTCTGACAGAATGCGTCCTTCTCAACTTGGAACACGTTGTTCCATCCCATCCATTGAGCGGCCAAGTCGAACCCACCTATACCAGAAAATAAGCTAGCGTGATTCATTCCAGTTCAAATAAAAGGTTGTTCAGTTCCAGTCCGATGATCGCCCACATGGCTTTCTTATCAGGGTCTTTCTCGCTTCGTATGCGGGCTTTGATCCCATTGCAAACCTGGCGCACGGTGTTGCTCATCTTGTTTCGGCTATTCCGCTTAGGGAATATGTTGTACGAGTCGCCAGGATTACCGGATTTGAACTTCGTCTTAACTTTGGCGTAGTCATGCTTCATCTTGTGTTTCGTTAAGTAGTTTCTTCGCCTTTCTGTGATACCCTTCTTTCTGGAAATCTGCTATCCATTGAAGGCGACGTTGTTTACGCTCTGGGCCATAAGGCTGCAATCTGAAGTGACCTCTTACATTGAAGGCGCCAGACGATACAAGATTCGTGTACCATGTAGAGTCAATTACGGTAATGTCGGCGCTTGTCTTGTTGTTGTAGATTGCGTTTACCCTTCTATCATCCCATATCTGCGTATTAGGCTTCATGACCTTGGTTTCCACCTCGGCAAAATTGATGAACAGTTCAGCCGACAGTATTGTATACAATACGACATTCAATATTTCATCGTGAGTTTGAATGTTTAATATTGGTGGTATATCAGGGTAAGACCTGAAATGGAGGAGTTCGCTATCCAGTCGGTCAACGAAAACAGAAAACAGCATGCCAAATGCCGGTTTGTTAGGCACAATAAAATGAGTCTGTCCATGAATGTTAATTCGATCACCCTCCACCAATAGAACGTAATGCAACACATGCGGATTTCCAGCCTTAGACATGTATATTAGTGAACGACACGAATCAGTCAATTCCTTACGATGCGGCACAAGCTTTTTGTAATAGGTGAACATTGGGTCAATAATCGGCTTTGCTAGATAAGTCCGAACTGTATCAGCGATAACGATCATTGATGCCATTTTATCCATTGTGACTTGATCAATAATTCCTACATAATTCTTAAGAACTATAGCATGATCAAAAAGTGCTGGGAATCGTTCTTTATCAATTCTCATTTCCGTCTGTTTAGCGTTTAATCATCTTCTGATAGATCGTAATTTTCAATCAATTCCGTGATGTTTTTTAGAAGATGTTCAGCATCACGTTTCGAAAGGCATATATATCCTGCATACATATCAAGATCAGGATTCCCTACACTTATATATAGCTTGCCTTTATCGTTCACGAATACGTCCATCTCGTGGCCATCTTTGTCTGTATACACTGTTCTAGTCATTTTCAGGTTTAGATTTTATTTCAGAGCTGATCGATTCTTTAAGGCGTTGAGCCCGGAACTTGCTATAGGCGTCGTCTCCTTTCAGCCATGGGTCAGACTTGACCTCGCGCAACGCGGTACCTTCTTCAAGTCTTTTGCGAAACGATTCGTAGTCAACGTCCGGTAATTTTTCATTAGACACGGCTTTCAGTTTGTTGTGTTCAGCTTCGCGCTCTGCTGCCTTTTTGTCAAGGATAATAGCCATCCACCTTTGTATCCGGTCGGGAGTCAGGCGCCAATTAGATTCTGTGTTACCGCGTTCGTCCTGCGTGGGCGGCGGGTTCTTCAGCACGGTCATGATCGTATCAAGGTCCTCCCATTGATAGTTGTCGTAGGTCCACTCAGCCAGGTACACGGCGTTGTCAGCGTCGAAGTTTGGCACCTGGTAAAGCTTCTGCAAGCGCATCAACGCCTCAGCCAGTTGCTTTAGAACTGCCGTTTTGCTGGCCTGCTCCCGGAGAATGACGTTTGTTGATAAGGTCGTCAATCCTGCTGCTTGCTGTGAAGGGACTGGTTTTGACTGCTCGTGCATATGCTACATTGAATTTGCTGTTGACTATTGAAATTTCCAGGTGATCCAAGATCCATTGATCGTTGAGTGCGGCAAGGAATCCTTTCAGGCTATTGATAACCATCTCGGGACCTGTGTCCATCCCCTTTTGTTTAAGCTTTGTTTCGATCTTCATCAACAACTGCTTAAGATGGAATCCGTCCTTTTTGTCGAACACGTATTCCTCTCCTGTCTTATTCCGGTAGAATGAATACCATACATCAACCGCCGATTTATACAGCGGGTTTGGTTCCTTTTTTGCCATGATCTTTGAGTATAAGGTAAACTGAACGTACAGACTTATAGCCTAATGCTCTTTGAATCTGTCGTAGGCTGTGACCTTTTTCGTGAAGTTTGTGAACAATCTCCCGTTTAACTTCGACTCTATCCACATCAAGTATTCGAGGATCTTCGATCTTTCCTGTCCCTCCGCATATCGGGCAATCTGTATTCCTTTTTTTTGTCATGCTTCAAAGGTAATGTATTATACATACAATATACAAACTGTATAATATATTTCTTGCCATCGTTTTTGCAGACCTTAGATTCCGATTTGAGGCGGTCAGTGAAAATAGGTTAGCCCCTCCCCCTCATAGAGACTAACCTATTCACTGACCATAATTTTGCGTCTCCTTGAGTTCTTCATCTCGGCTTGGCTGTCGAGCAGGAATACAGGTTACCCACCATGCTCAACATTTAACAGTGATTGCGCGGTATAGTCGGCGTCCTGGCGGGGCTACATACTCACCAGGGGACTTACATACCTATTGCCTTGGATCGACAATGCGGGCACCGTAGTGCGGCCCTTTACGCGAAAGACCTATAAAAGCAGAAAGCCTCAGCGCAATTCGGGCTCTACTCCGAGTGATGCGCTAAGGCTTTCTAAAATCTTTGATCTGTCACAAAGGTAGAGCTTTCTATGCGACGGTCCAAATATACAGATTCTGTCGATTCTGACAAACACTTCCGCAAATTGACTGCGAGATTGTCATTTTGCGTCATTTCACCATCTTCACCACAATAGGCCATCCTGTTGCTGAGATCTGATATTTATAACCGCAGATGCATGTTGTCTTTGCGCCTTCGATATCTTCCCGATCTGGACCGAATAGCGTAATATGCCCGCATACGCAGTTTATACCGAGCGCCAAGTTATTTTTATCCGAGAACGTACATAATTCCTCGCCTTCCGATTGAAGCGTCCTGACACGATCTAAAAGGTAGATCTGCTCTTTGTTCCCGAACTCCAGGGGTACGACCTGTCCGTCCGCATTGTAAAACTTTCCGTTTTTCAGAATCATAGCAATGAAAGTAAGGTTATGATTATTGTCAAGATAGCGGCGACGCAAATCGCGCAACCCGTTCATAGCGCCTTCTCCGAAGGAAGCATCGCCGCGTACTGCTCCTCCTCGTGATCATCGACGTGATAGTCCGTGTAATCGATCTGCTCATCGACGTGAAGATCCTCAAGCTCCTGGAAGTGCGACCCGAGATCCTCATCAACGATGTGAGTAGTTCCGAAATCATCAATAACACCGATGAAGTCTGTATCTTTTACATCTGTCCATTCATACATATTTCCCTGTCTGAACAAAGGCACAATATATGTGCCGTGGCTTCCCGGCTTCATGCCGCGATAAGTCTTAATGCACTGGTATCTCTTCATTGCTTCGTTAATTTTGGTGCTCGTTGAGATTTCAATTCAAAGGTTACTGTTAATTCTTCTCGCTCATCTTTATCGTTATAAACGTAAGCGTGTAGGACAGATTTCCTTAAAAGGTATATTTCACCATAATGCCCATTTTCTCGCATGGTCTCGGTAGATGCCTGCATGACCATCATCTGTGAACAATCGATGGGGTTCTTGAGGTCTAATCCGACAGTCTCTCCGGCGGTCAGCATCAGATCCCGCGTATCTTTTTTGCAATTTGAAATAAAGTCGTTCATGGTATCAGCAGGGTTAGAAGTGCGATGATTGTCCAGACCACCGGGCCGGCGAAGAAGAAAATATAAAAGCAAGCCTTGGCCCCGTTCATGTTGATCTCACGGCCCTTCAGGCTCAGGAGATACGCGTAAGCCCTGTGAGCGCGGCGGTAGATCCTGCCGGTGAAGCTGAAGCGCTTAGGTAAAGCGAAGGCGTAAAGGAGATAGTTCATTGTGGTATCAGGGTTGGTGTTTCGTAAATATTACCGATCACGCGAATGTTTGTATCCCACCCGCCGATCGCGCCAGTGGCGAATACTTTAACCACGCGAGTCAAATTGTATCGAGCTGGATAACCTTTTGATGCGTCTGGCTCAAGATCGTAGCGTATTATATCGCCCTCCCATATCTGCTTGCCAGCCACGTCCTTCCAATCGATCATTTGCATGATCTCCCAGTCAACCGACGTGTAGCTTTTCATCTTCTCGTGGAACTGGCCGACCACACCGTCGAAGCGAACAACATACGTATGCTCTTTCGGGTAGTGCATTTGCTTGCCATCCCATGCGCGAAACCTAAGTTCTCTTTTCATGATAGTGCGTTTAAGAATTCCCGGCAATCTTTCACGCGCTGGTAGACCTTGCCGATGATCTCCGGTGACGCCTTGAATTCCATCCCGATGTGGCGTTTCTCATTCGGAATATCATTATAAAGACTGATTCTATCAATCTCTGCGCATGCCTCTCCATATGCCTGAGTGTTACTATCATCAAGCCCGAGTCCGAGATCATACATCAATTTACGTTTACGGCTATCTATAAGCGGATCAGGCGTATCGATAAGAACATAGTCCACACTTGCCAGGTCACGCCCAGTCAGATCCATATACCCACGAACCTGGTATTCATAGGACTTGTTAATCGGCTTATAGAGTACCATATAAAATGTGTATATATCCCAGGAAGATTTTATGTCTCGTACTCTTTCACTGGTTATAATGTCAGGAGTACCGATAATGAAATCGTTTTCAAACGTCTGTTGGTTCTTGACAAAGAACTGCTTTTTGAGGCGGGAGAGTAGAGTTATGCCGCTCTCCTCTACCATCAAACCCTTCTGTATATACCGGTTCTCTATCTCCTGCTTTCGTCCGTACGTCTCATCAATCCAGCATTCGAGAAGGTGTTTTTTGCACGTCTCGCCCAGGCCGGTGCCACTCCGGGGATCGGTCATTATGTCGCCCAGGGACGAACAATGAAATTTGTAGTCGTCGAATTTCCCCATTACTTTTTGGCTTTGAGTTCATCCATCTTTACTGTGTATAGGTCAATCTGCGAGTCCTTAACGAAAGGCTCCAGCGCCTTAAGTTCATCCATAGTCTTAGCATCTTGGATCATTAGTATCACGCGCTCAGACTCGTGGTCGATCTGGTCGGGCTCGTTATCGACATAAGTAATATCGGTGGCGTCTTCGTTGTTGACAACCGATTGATCGATGGTAACCGCGCGCTGCATCTCGACTGAAAGAGGACCCCACTTCGAAAGATTTGCCTTGATTACCGTCTTGATGGCCATCGCGTCAAAGTCGTCTTTCCATAACCCAAATCCTTTCTTATAGGTCTGGCTGTATTTAAGCCCGTGGGCCTTGAGTTGATCCACCGTAGAATAAAGTGTCTTTTGAAAGCCATTCAGGAGTTCGAAATACGACGCATATCCAATGATCTTCTCAGACGTTTTCTTAGTGAAATCGAAAGTGAAGCCGGTGAGCGGATTTTCTTCCACGAGCTGGCCTTCATAGATCGGCGTGGCCGATAGTGTGCGGTACATGCCAGACCGCTGCGCAAGCTGAATGAACCCCTTATAGCCCATCTGAAATTGGGCCACCTGCTTATATGTTCCGTCCTTCTGACGTTGATTGTAGGGCACAATGTAGGCAAACCCAAGGTTGTTATTCAGCGGCAGGTCCAGCGTCGCGGCTACTGCGGCAGAATGATAGATGCTGTGTGGATCGGCGTTGGCCAACAGCGCGTTCGACGCGACGATCTGAAGCACCGACGTGATGAATTGCGGTGCCCTCTTGCCCAGCATTTCCTGGAATTTGTTCCGGACCTCATCGCGAGCGAAAAGGTTCTTTGTTGTAAGTTGTTGTGTTGGTTCGCTCATAATATTTTTATACTAATTTAAACAAAATAGCTGACAGGTTGTGTCACTTAACACGTTCTAATTTATAACCTATCGCCTCCATGTTCGCGCCGGTTCCGCTCGTCTTCCAGAACAGTTTCCCGCCTACGTGTATGAAGCGTGCGCACACGTGGGAGATTACCATGTCCTTGGTGGGCTCATGCCTGGTAACTACGCGCACCGCGTCGCCAGTCTTAAGGTCGTGTCCGTTGAATAGCTTCATTGTGGAATATGGATAAAATTGTTTGCTGTTGCGAATGGGACAGTGCCATCTTTGTTTTTCTCATAGCAATCGTTTCCTTGTATTTCTCCGAAATTGTGAGAATGACCGTCATAGCCAACATATACACCGCTCACATCCTTCATTGCATCAAGCCAATACCTCTGGCCAACAATAAGATCGTTTTTTTCTTCTTTCATGGTTTCACCTTTTTAAGAGTTTCTAGCGCTTCTTTTACCGCGAGGACTAAGCCCTCGCGATTGATGTTAGCGTCGAGAGCTAATTGAGCCTGGTTCTTCAGGTTATACAGCCTCGTGATCAGTTCCTGTTTGGTTGCTATCGACCCTAAATAATTGGACTCCTGAATCTCCACGATGCCCATTGACGCATCGCTTTTTATAGCGTCTTCCAACAGATGAATCGTTCCCACCGTTGACGCCAACATGGGTTCTCGCGTTAAATCTGTTATCGTATCCTGTAAATGCTCTATCTGCTGGATCGCATCGTGCAGGACCTCCTGCATTTTTATCTTTATCATGCTTTTTCGGTTAGTTCGTTTATCCAAATGCCTCATCAGAGAAAGGATGAATGTCGTCCGTCCGATCATCATTTTGGCGAGACAGGATAGCGGCCTCATTCACGGTTATAACATCCGGATTTTTGTACCTAAGCTTTCGCGCCTGGATCTCAGCTGCGCTTCGATTTTCAAATATCATCGCTCCGGTTACATCGGTCGCCCACCAAAGGGATTTAGTCCGACGGCGATCTACGAGGAAAAGAGCTATTCCGCTGTGTCCCTCAGTTGTTACTACATATCCCATATTTATGCGTTGTCTGTTAAAAATTTAATCTCTTTGTCTACTGCTTCCAGCTTCGCGCTGAACTCCTCAATCTGCGTCTCGTTGCCGCTGTTGTACGCCAGATACAGGATCGCGGCGATGAACGAGCGCGAGGTCTCAAGGCTCGAAAGCTTCTCTGAAAGATCCCAGGCCGGCGTGAGGAGCGTTAGTGTCATGGCTAATCGTTGTTTGCGTGATGATACCCAGGCTTGTTCGGGCGGTCGCAGAAATATTCCATTTCCCAAGGTCCGTACGCGTCTCTGAACTCCCATTCAGTTTCAAAATTTTCGCGCTTCGGCTTACATGCCTGCATGCGAGTCTCAAAATTTGATAGCTCCTTCTCGTATAGTTCCATGATCGTATCCATTACAGTTTTGTTATGGTGAATAATGTGAAGCCGGATGGGGCCTCGGGGAGCTCAGAGCCTTCAATTTCAACATAGTCATATTGCCATGTTTTGAAAGCCCCATTCTCTGATCTGTACTTGCGGAAGATATAGCGGTTCATGTCTGTAGATTTAAATGGTGAAAGATAAGATCAGGACGATTGCGCCGGCGATCGCGACGAGCGCACTGAGATCCTGGCGGAGGTAGAATTTGATGTAGGTTTTCATTTTTCTGAAAGTGAGATAAGTCTTGATCTGAATGTGTATAGCTGTGTTTGGAGCTCAAAAAGGTCATTTTCGTCGTTGATTTTATCAACCACGTTTTGCGACGTTCTTTTCTTACGCGCCCTATCATGAGCCTTGTTAACCATTTCCAGGTGGCGCTCGATTGAGCGTTGCGCTGCAAGTCTATAGTCTGATGGATTTTTCATTGTAGTTTGGTTTAAAATTGACCGTCGTTAGTTGTGTTGATGCGTATGTGAACGTTGAAGTACTTGCCGTTCTCGATCTTTACAAAAGGCTTTAAGAAGTGGCAATGTGTAGCGAATTTGTAAGCTGCCAATTCATCAGTAAACACCACCTGCATCCTCCCATCTTCAACGAAAGCGCTATCAACAGCGAAAGGGTTCATGCCGTTAGCTTTGTGTGCGTCAGCCAAGATCGTGGTCAAAGCCGCTTTAGTTTTTTCGTTGCAATTAAACCAGTCGATGTTCAACTTCATATTGTTTACCGTTTGTGTGATACAAAGATATACGAACGTATATCGACATGCAAGCTTTCACGATAAAATATTTTCAGATTTATTTTTAACGAAAGTTAGCCGAAGGTTTGGAATTGCAATATATGTTCATATATCTTTGTGCGCATGGAGAGAGAACGAATAACCTGCGTTTGCGGTCCGAGGCTTAAAAAAGCTTACGAAAAAGCCGCAAAAAAGGCTGAAAAGACACTTTCGCAATACGTTGCGCAAGTGTTGCAGGAGCACGCAGAATTGAAAGGGATTAAGGAATAGCCCCGGCCCGGAGTTATAGGGGGTCTTCTCTGGGTTGGGGTTTGAAATATTGGATGGGGTGACGCTCGCATAAAGCCGGAAAAGGTCAGTCTATGATGGTCGAAGGCGGGTAAATCGGAATGAGATCGTTCCCATTCGAGTGACGGGAGGCGGTGCATACTACGGACTCGATCCGAGGCGGCACGGCGAACCGCCCGACGTCACGAAGCATTGAAGAGATACTGCCGGAATTATCTGCCGGAGGAAGGTCGCGGGACAAGATTACAAAGCGGTAGTGGCACCACTCAAGACCACAGTCCCAACGTTCTGGTCCGTCGTTAAATGGACCCCGGGGATCACACCCCGGTTACTTGAAACCTTAGATGCGCGGAGGAAGAAGAGAAAGAAACCGCCTCGAAAGAGTAGGTAGTAATAGGGTGCCGAGGTCGCTTTATGTAGAAGTGGAGCGCCCCGGTTTTTAAAGTAAATTGAAGAGGATGAGGAAATGGATTTCAATTAATGATCGATTGCCTAAGATGGGCAAGCTCGTCATTTGTGGCAACATAACCGACGATTGGGTCGTAGCCGGTCAAATAGGATACGATCATAACTGGTATAACCAATTCGAAGATCACACATCAGATGCTGCAATACAACCAACACACTGGCGCCCGATGCCATCATTCCAAGGTCCGACCGATAACTATATAAAACCATGACAAAAACGGCAGAGGAGTTTGTAAGAGAGTCGTGCCACATTACGGACGACACGGTAATATCGAATATTTCCGATGCAATAGGGGCGGCAGAGGCATTCGCCGCCCAGGAGGTCGAGGCGTTTAAGGACAAGTTAAGGACCGCTATAATGTATGCGGACGATGACGGAAGTTCGAGATACAGAGAAGGTATGAAATCAGTTCTCGACTTAATCGACATAGTGAAATGAGCGAGAAATTAGCAAACTTGAAACGTGAGTCGTGGATCAGAAATGTGATGCGCGTTCTTTCGTATTCACGCGATAAAGCAGAGGAAGCATATAACCGGATATTCAAATGAGCGACCAGAACACAACACTTCGGCCCGAAAGCCCGCTGAATCAGAAAGGCCCGATCTGGCAGCAGATAGCAAAAAGCGCTGAAGCTGATTACGCTGAGTTTGGTGATACTGGAAGCGAGACGAGGGCCAATATCCTCGGACGCACTGACCAAGACAAGATCGCCACGAACAGGACCGTGGAGGAGGCTATTAAAATATTGAATCTTTATGCTTGGATGCTCGATACCAACGAAGACCGAGACACGTTAATCAAAGAACTCGAAAAACTGAGAAGATAAATATGAAAGAAGAACTCGAAAAAGAAAAGATCCGCCTCGAAGCCGCTATCAAACTGCACGATGACCGTCACCAGGAAGCGGTCAAGATCGCTAACGTATTCCGGAAGCAGCTCAAAGGAATAGAACGGGCGCTCGCGGCTTATGAAGAGCCTACGCAGGCTGAGGTTGCGCAGGGCATTTCGGAGGGTCTTCAGAATGGCTAGAGTTCCCGTTATTGCTCCAGGGCCTTCGATATTCATATACGGCATTATCTACGAGGATAAGACCACCGAGTACATCCCGTTTCGGAATGAAGCAACTGAAAAGCTATGGAGGTTTGAAAACAATCCTATGATTCAGATCAGCGATACCATTTTAATGAATGGAGATCCTGATGATTTGGTCGGCGTTTTTTCATGGAAGTTTCCGCAAAAGACCGGCATGACAAAGACTATAGTCATGAATTACATTCATCGTAATCGCCTGTCAAAGCCAGATATTTATAACTTCTATCGTTTCAATAAGCGTAGGATTCATTTCATGGATTGGTCTGACGCCGGGCATAAAGGTATTCGTGATTTTATAATTCGCTGCTGCGATCACTGCGGCATGAAATACAATAATGATCCTGAGCACATAATCGCGGCAAATCAGTTCGTCGCCAAAAGACACGTCTACGTATCGTACATTAACGACGTGATAAAGCCATGTCTCGAATTACTGGAGGGGCCGATGTGGGAGGAAGTCAGGCATGATGCCGGATATACTCGAGCATTGCCGGGGATCAAAGCCCAGGGGCTCTATAACTACATTCCGTTTTGCTTAGAAAGAATGATGATGCAGTATGTCAGTCATAGAAAATTAAACTGTATTGATATTTAGAATACATTTTTATGAAAACTAAATTCTATCCGATTATTGGCTATGAAGACTTATATAGTATATCAAAAAAAGGTGATATCCTAGCTCATTCTTGGGAGGTCGTAAGGCCCACAAAAGGTTCTTTTTTAAAAAGGGAGAGATTATTGACTCAATTCTTAAACCATAAAGGTTATCCATGCATAAGCCTTAGACTTAATGGGAAGAATAAAACATACTCCATTCATAGGTTACTCGCAATTCAATTTATACCAAATATTCACGGCAAGCCATCAGTAAACCATAAGAATGGGATCAAGACTGATAATCGTGTGAATAACCTTGAGTGGTGTACCGCGAAAGAGAATAGCGAACATGCTTTACTTAATGGCCTTTATAAAAGTGAAAAACCTATAGCATTGGTAAGTAATAACGGTAATGTAATCAAGAAATTCACATCTATACACTCGGCCTCCAGGCATACAGGTTACTCTGTTAGTGGGGTTCACCAGATCGCAAGCGGCATTACAAAAAATCCAGCCTCATTAATTTTCATATACTTATGATCACCATATATACCATCGCATATAACGAGGAGATCATGCTACCTTACTTCGTTGCCCACTACCGCGAGCTATTCCCTGGTTGCCGCATCGTCGTGTACAACAACATGAGCGACGATAACACGAAGAGCGTCGCGCTGGCACTCGGATGCGAGGTGATCGACTACGACACAGGTGGCAAGCTTTCCGACGCCAAATACTTGGATATAAAAAACAATGCTTGGAAGCGCGCTGAAACGGACTGGGTATTAATCGTTGACATGGATGAGCACTGCCTTATTACCGAATCTGATCTTTTGAGAGAGTCTGCCGCCGGCACGAATATCCTGTGGTTCGAAGGTTGGAACATGGTGGCCATGAGACCTACGTTAGACGTTAAAACGATAGAATACGGCGTCCGTGCTCCTTCTTACGACAAGTCCTATTGTTTCAATCGGATCGAGATAGCGGAAATAATGTATAATCCAGGATGCCATACGGCGAACCCGATTACTGTCATGGGTGCATACCCGATAAAGTATAGCGAGAACGCGTATAAAGTCTTGCACTATAAGTACCTTAACGCTGATTATATGGTGAAGCGCCATGCCTTATTTGCCTCCAGGCTAAGTGACGACAACCGAAAGAAAGGATATGGTGGTCACTACCTTTACCCGGCATCAAAGATCAAAAGAGAATTTCAGGAGGCACAACGTAACGCGATAAAAGTAATATGAGCGAACCAACGAATGGTATATGGGGGCAATTTACCGCTGATAAGTATCATGCGCACAGTCAAGAACTGGCGGATTTCCTAATAGGATATCTCCCCAAAAATCAGCCAGTGATCGACCTGGGATGCGGCCAGGCATTCTATTTATCTGAGCTTGCAAAGAAGGATTTCCAATGTAAAGGCGTTGAAGGCTTCAGGTTAAAAAACTTCATGCATGAAGATGTGAAGATTCATGATTTAACCGAGCCGCTGGAGCTTCATATGCGCGGATCTGTGCTTTGCTTGGAAGTGATGGAGCACGTGCCGAAGTGGGCGGAACAGACGCTTTTAGGGACCATCAATATGCACTGCATCAATACCCTTGTTTTAAGTTGGGGATTACCTGGCCAGGCGGGCATAGGGCACATAAACCTTCAGCCACAAGAATATGCCATTTCTGAAATGGAACGAAGAGGGTTCAAATATCAAAAAGAAACTTCGGAGTCAGCCAGAGCAATTATCGGTGATAATACTTCATGGTTTAGGAACACTTTAATGTTCTTTACGCGATGAAAGAAGTAACCGTTATAGTGACCGATAACAATCGCGTGGACCTCCTGCGTAAGACGCTCACGTCTTTCATGGCCATGAATACCTATCCTATCACCGGAGGTATGCATATCCACAACGATGGAAGGGACACGCTATTCAAAAGCATTATGCGAGATTATCGTTTCCTCGACGCTAAATGGTATTTCTCAGGACGCACAATAGGGTATGCCGCATCTTTGGACTTTCTTCTTTCAAAGGTGAGAACGGAATACGTTATGAATCTGGAGAGCGATTGGCTATTTCATAGTAATCCGGGATTCATAGAGCGGTCAATGCGGATACTGGAAGAAAACCCGGATATACATCAATGCTGGATTCGCGATGAATCAGATCACGGACACCCTTTGGGCGAAGAGATAACCATCAGCGGAATCAGAGTTAAACCTGTCACACACGGGTATCGCAAGGCATGGAATGGATATTCATTAAATCCTGCTCTCCGGCGCATGAGTGATATCCGACGCATGTTCCCCAATGGACTTATCGAACACCGTGACGAGATCGACCAGGCGAAGCATAGCGCACAATTTAACTATAAGGCTGTGTCCTTAGTTGATTCATCTATCAGGCACATCGGATATAACAGACGATCAATAAATTTTAGACCATGAAATCAATAAAATTCCCTGGATGCGATATTGAGATTGGTAAAGATCAGCCTGAATATAATATTCTCCACGCTATGGTTGTCCCTAATGCAGAAGGAGAAGTAATAATGTGTTTTGAGCTAACCGACGAAGAGGTTGAACAGATATGCAGAACGAAACGGATATACTATAAAAGGTTGACTTTCGGCAAGCCTTTCCAGCCAATGAACTTAATGGTAGATCTTTCGGACGGAATCGAATTAATGTCATGATAAAAGTATACTCAGGCCATCACGTGAAGTTCGCCGCTCTGCTTATGGTGGAGCAGCTTGGGAAACTCGGTCATACCGCTGAATGGGTCTCTGAGGTAGACCCGGAAAGCGAAGACATATGGATCATCTACCAGGCGGTAAGGGTAGCCAAATTTCCCAAAAAATATATTGTCTGCCAGACCGAGCCGCATGGCTCACACTGGTTTACAATGGCGTACCAACACATTTTGTCTCGGGCTATATGCATTTGGGACTACTCCGCAAAGAACACTCTCTCGTATGGATGCGGCCCGAAAATGAAAATAGCGCTTGTTCGCCCGGGAGTTAAGCTTCAGCCCCTCGTCGAAAAAGATATCGACTATCTATTCTACGGATGGATAGAAGGATCGCCGCACCGCGAAAGGGTGTTGAATGAGCTTTCCAAAAAGATCAACCTGACCGTCGTTACTGACAAGCTCGAGCACGAGATGTGGGCGCTGTTATCGCGCACAAAGGTCGTTATCAACATCCAGTACAAGCCAGGCAACCCGCTGGAGGGATACCGGATCTGTGAGGCGCTAAGTTACGGTTGCAAGGTCATAACCGAGGGATTCGATCCGCACTACCTCGGTGCCGTGATGTTCTCAGATGAGTGCTGGATGCGCAATAACCTGCCATTCCGGGGCATTATTGAGAACGATCTCTTCAACATGGGTAATTTGGCAGAAATCAAAGAAGGCCTTAAAATCGCAGGAATATTATGAAAAAAGGATGGAACAAAGGAGGTCGCGTAATCGACCCTATCACCTCGGCAGTAATTATTGGGTGGGTAATCTTCGCAATCCTGTGCAGCTCGTGTGCACCGTCCATGCAGGCACAGCAAGTCAGGCTGAAAGACAAGGCCGACCATAAGAAGGATAAGCCGAAGAATAATTACCTGCCACTGATTGGAATAGGACTACTGAGCGCATGGGTAGTCGGACGCATAAACGAGGACAACTGATGATCGATATTGTCTATGCCCTTGGAAAAGGATCCCGAATGAAGGATATCGAACTGCGGTTCAGCCTGCGGGCCATCGGGAAACATTTAAGCGGGTACGGGAAAGTTTTCCTTATCGGGGAATGCCCGGAATGGGCCCAAGGCGTCACGCACCTGCCATTCCCAGACGACGCACGGCTTTCCCCGGACCATAACATCATGCGCAAGATCTCCCATGCCTGCGCCTCGTCGGATGTTTCAAACGACTTTCTCTTCTTCAACGACGACCATTTCCTTCTATCACCGTTCCAAGTAGAACATTTTCCGGCATTCTATCAGGGAGACCTCGCAACATACTGCCGGCTCCGCGGACTCGATGGGTACGGGAAACGGGCGAAAAGCACGCTGGATTACCTGAAATCAATGGATCTACCCATAAAGTACTTCGACGTACACACGCCGATACTCTATAATAAGTCGCTTTTCATGCAGCACGTCGCCGCTGCGCCAGGCTGGGGCGGCGAAGGATACATCATAAAAAGCCTTTACGCCAATAGACTCCAGCTCGCCGGAGAACCATTCCGGGACCAGAAGATAAACGCCCCGCCGGGGCCCGACGTAAAGATCTTCTCCACATTCCCCCACATAAAAGCCTCAGTAACACGGTTTTTATCCGAAACTTTCCCGGAACAGAGCCAATTTGAAAGGACCGACATTTAGCAGTACCTTCGCAATATCCGCATTGAGAAGAGCCCGGCGTGACCTGGCCCAGTAAATTGCGGGATTATATGGCAGCACCCGAAGGGAACCAGTTTTGGAGGCTCAGAACCAAGCACGGCCGCGATAAACTCTTCGCAGATCCAGAGCTATTATGGACCGAGTCCCAGGCTTATTTCGAGGCAACGGACAAAAGAAAATGGTGGAAGACTGAATTCAACGGAAAGGACGCAATAGAATGCCATGTCCCCACCGAAACACCATATACCCTCACCGGCCTATTTGTTTACCTCGATATCAGCAAACAAACGTGGTCACAGTATAGGGATCGACAAGATTTTAGTGACGTCATTACGCGCATAGAGCAGATTATCTACACTCAAAAGATCGAAGGTGCATCTACCGGCGCATTCAACGCAAACATCGTTGCGCGAGAACTGGGCCTTACCGACAAGAAAGAACTCGACCACAAAGGCATTCCTGAAACCAACGTCACGTACAAAGTCACGCCCGAGGTGACGCCTGATGAATGAGGTAGAAGTAAAGTGTACCATAGTCTTCAAGTGGAATGACGACGCCATACACGCACGCAACGAAGACGGCACAAGGAAATACCGGTACATTATAAATGAGGGGTCCAGCAGGTCCAGCAAGACCAGATCCTTAATACAGGCTATTCACAAGTATTGCCAGCAGCATGCAGGGAAACGTTGCTCGGTTTGGAGAGCCACCAAGACAGATTGCTCGGCCACGGTGGGCGACGATGTTCATAAGATTTTCCCAACGTTGCCGCTCGCTAGCACGATAAGGTATAACGCGACGGAGGACTACTACACATTCCACAATGGATCTGAGTTTGAGATAAACGGCACAGACAACGCGGAGAAAGTCCATGGATACAACGGACACGTTATATGGTTGAATGAACCTTATTCTATATCCAGGGCTACATTCGATCAACTCGATATGAGGGCCGAAGATTTCGTTGTGATAGACTGGAACCCTAAGCAGGCGCACTGGATAGACGACTTGAAGAAAGATCCTCGCACTATAATTATAAAGTCGACTTTCCGCAATAATCCATATTGCCCCGCAGAGCAAAAGAGAAAGATTCTGAGCTATCAGCCTGTGAAGATGTGCGACGTTGTGTTGTCGAAAATAATGATAGAGTCTGAGGCTAAGGCATACGACCTTGTTGTAAACCCTATGAATCTTTCTGAGAAACAAATCAAAGAACTATCCCGATGCAAAGAGAATGAGCGAAAAGCATCGGCCAATGCGTTTAACTGGGCGGTATATGGCCTTGGCGAGAAGTCTGAGAAGCCCAACCGAATATTCTTCTGGGAGAAGATCAAAGATGACGATTACCACAAGCTGGGCGCTCAACGATGGTATGGTATTGACTGGGGAGTCGTAGATCCTTTCGGCATCCTGGAGGCTAAGTATTACGATGGTGCCTTGTATTTCCATCAAAAGAACTACAAGTCGGAGAACGAGATAAAGGAAGGAATGTCAGTCATGCAGATTGAGGAGATAAACAAAGCGGAGGAAGGCCTAGTGAAGTGGCTCCTTCGCGAATTGAACATACCGAAGGATTGCTACCTGATCTGCGACAACAACCGGCCCATGAAGATCTTGGCGCTGCACGATATCGGTTACGAGTTCTCGCTCCCAGCACCGAAGCCACCCGGGTCAATAATCGACGGTATCGATATCCTGCGGGACATGAAGTGCTACTACACTGAAAACTCTTTGAACCTGGAGTATGAGCAGGAGAATTACGAACGCCAGGTTGATCGTTATGGTATCGTAATGGATGAGCCTGTCGACAAAGACAATCACCTTATGGACCCAGCGCGTTACATAGCGCTATACCTAAAGTTGATCGGGATATTAAAATAGTTTGCCGCATTCTGCACAATCGCCAAAATAGGAATGACGTTAAAAATCGTTTAATTTCGGGTGTGAATGATTTCTTTATCCCGTTCGGGAATATATTCTCGGCCCTTCGCTCCCGCGCAAAGGGCATGTATCATTTTGGATACGAGATCATCAACGCCTCCACGCTGTTCAATACGATATCAAGGGACCGGGAGAAACTAGCGATTATCCTTTCAAACCCTGCCGTGCTCAAGGTATTCGCGCTACAATGCGATCTTTTCGCCATGGGTCGAGTATGTGTAAAAAATGCACAAGGTGAAGAAATCGACAACGATCCATTCATAAACCTACTTAAACAGCCTAACCCGTTCACGTTAACAGAGGCACAATTTCTGTGGGATTTCATGTTCTGGAATATGCTGGGCACATCGTATGCTTACGTAGATAGCTCAATCGTTGAAAAGAAAGGCAACAAGATGTATTTCTTGGACCCTTCAAAGATCGAATGGCCGCAGGAACTTGACGCGAAGCGTGACAAACTGGTATTCTCCGATGCTGAAATGACAGCGATCAGGAAGACAAATATTACATACCGTTACGCTGACGGTACCGCGTTCAAGTTCCCTTTCGATCGTCTTGTTATAGCCCACGACCTCACAAACTCCATAGGTAATTTTTTCAAGGGCCCGTCGCGCATGGATGCCTTAGTAAAGATTATATCCAACTCCGAACACGTACTCGATTCTGAGAACATCAACATCCGGTATACATCCAAGTTCATGGTAGGGTCCGAAAACCAAGTGGGCGCTAATACTAAAATTGGATTGACGGAAGATGAGAAGAAAGATATAATCGAAAAGATTGATCGCAGCGAAAAGAACGTTTACCCAGTAAAGGCAAAGATTAATATTCAGCGCTTCGTCGAGGACTTCGCAAAGCTCCAGCTTAAGGAAGAATACCTCCATCAATACTTCCTTATCGGAAATATGTACAACATTCCCAGGGATGTGCTCGAGGCGTATAACTCTGCCACCTACGAGAACCAGGAGAAGGCCCGGGCGGCCCACGTAAACTATACCTTGGAACCAAAGGGGAACCAGTTCATGGACGCTTTCGAGGTGTTTTTCGGTTATCGCCAGCAGGGCAAGAACATCAATATATCATGGGATCACCTTCCTTTTGTGCAGGTGTTCGCAAAAGAAAAGGCAGAGACTCGGAAGGTAGATGTAGAGGTGCTTCAATCCCTTATTACACTGCGCGTTCCGATGGATCAAATAAATGCATATCTTGGTACAGAATTCGATATTCCCGAG